CTTCTAAATCACGAGCCGCTTCGCGCCTCGGTCTCATTCCTCATCACTCGATGAATCGAGGAGCCACGAGAGGATATGCTTCTGACGCGGCGGCTTTTTTGGAGGCTCGGGTTCTGGGACCTTTGCCGCCTCCTCGGCCGCCTGTTCGAGTTTTTCAATTTCATAACACAATTTGCGAAGGGTCATCTCCTGCGCAAGTTTTGCTGGGTCCTCACCCTGACCGCGCATAGTGGCCAGGATGGTGGCGAACTCGATTTTGGATCTGGTCATTTCTAGTAAGTGCGTAGCACTTATTTACGAGGGCCGCAACGCGGCCCTGGCTGAGAGGTTTGGAAAAAGGCTCTCGAAGGTCCCGATGCGCGGCGGCCTACAGTCGCTACGCGACTGGTGTCTCTTCAAACGCGTAGGTTAAAAGGCGTCTTTGGGTTCATTAGAGCCTGTTGAAACTCGGGGTTGCCCAAGACGTGCTTACGTATCATCGGCCAGAGGTTTGGCAATTTTGAAATAGAATCAAGAGTCTCAAATTTACAATCGTCATTCTCGTCATAGTTTTTGCGGAACGGCACGGAGCTATCCTCCATTTTGGTCTTTTCTTCAGTAAATCTTTTAACAATGTGTTTCTGTTCTAGAGTCGTCATTGGGGTGCTGAAGACGTAGACGTGGTAGTGGTTGAGGACGTCCACACCATCCTCCACGTCCCGAGCCTCTGGGGTATCGGTCGAAAACTTGAAGTAGGCGTATGAGCCTCTCTTCAGGTTTATGATTCCGCGTGTTTCTTCTTCGAGTTCACGGACCGCACACCGAAGTGGGTTGTAAATCTCGCGTCGGCGACACCCGCCTGTGACGAAGGTCCATTCACGGTACCTTCTGTCGTGAACTATGAGGAAGTAAGGAACCTCATTCACGATACTGACGGGTATGGCGATTGCTTTGTGCCTCTCTCGAGGGCCTTTGGACGTCGCCATTGGGACGCCTCTCTGATATTTCTGGATCAAAAAAGTCACGGAGATTTCCCGTGGTCGGGTTGTAAGTAATCAAAAACAAGAGTCCCAAAAGAAGGACCCAGTGCCATAGTTGCATGGAGACCAAGACGTAGTCTTGTGATTATGTATTTTTTAAAAAACAACCTAGGCAGCGTGCTATATGCTAAAAAAAATCTAATTTGCGTACAGTACGCTCGCGAGTCCGTTCTGGATGCGCAGCACGTTGTACGACACGGCGTACAGGTACGTGCTCTTGATGAGAGCGCCGATGGTGATGGTGGGTGGCACGACGATGCGGTACGTGTCCAGACGGGAGAAGTTCAGGGTGCCGGTGGGCTGGAGCTTGGACGTGTCCAGGCAGTAGCTGATGATGCCCACGTTGGCAGTGCCAGAGTTGACGCCGTTGGGGATGTAACCGAATGGCGTGTTGAAGTACTGGGGCAGGTCCACGAAAGATGGCAGGTGGCGGAACTCACCAACGTCCACGCCGTTCACCTGGGTCTTGAGCATGTGGTCCTTGACCAGAGCCGAGTTGGTGCCGTCGGAAGAGTAGGTCGAGGCGTAGTTGTTGCTGGTGAAAGCCAGGAACTTGACGGGCTGGGCCAGAGCCAGCTCCTGCATCGTCTGGGAACCCAGAACGATCGTACGCTGTACCTGGGTAATCAGCATGTCGTGAGGGGTGTTGGCGAAGAAATCACGCTCAGCCTGGTCCAGGTAGGTGAAGTTGGCCCAGCAGATGTACTGGAGGTTGTTGTAGTTGGTGGCGTTGGCGTTACCGTTGAAGCTGGTGGCAGTGCCCAGGCTCGAGGACCAGGTGATGCGCAGCTCCACATCGTGGAACTGGAGCGCCACCAGGGGCAGGGACACGGACCAGTCCTTGTTGAAGAAAAACTTCAGTGGGTAAAAGACATTCAGAGAGTTCGATGGGTTCAGGTTGGTGCCGGTGTTGCTGTTCAGCAGACGCTGGCTGTAGTTCTGGGCGCCAGTCACTGGCTCGATGGCGGTCGAGTACGTCACGTCCTGGGTATCAATCACCTGGCCGCCGATCATGAGCTCGATCTTGTCGATAACCTTGGTCCAGTCGACGATTGGGCACAGAGAGCCGTTGCCGTCACGGGCCGTCAGGTACACGTAGTTGACCAGATCACCCTTCTTCTCGAAACGGATGGTGGAGATGCCACCGGCGATGGGGGCGCCCTGAATCACCTGACGCTCCACCGAGCTGGCGTAGTGGGTATAACGCCGGTAGTTGGAGCGGAAGAAAGAAACCTCGGGCTTACCAGTCAGCCAAGCGTCCTGAGCACCAGTTGCGACAAGTTGAACGATACCACCGCTCATTTTACAATTGGTCTAGATTATTTTAGGCGGCAGATAGGGGCGGGAGCGCGATCGGATTTTTCTCGAGCTGCTGGATGGCCACGTCAAGGCACTTGGGGGCCGCCAACGGGTTGAGTTTGGACTTTTTCTCATCAAATTTGTAAAACTCTGGGCCCAGATAGTTCTGGAACCGCCCAGCATCTCCGTGCTGTACAGGGAAGGGGCGGGACTCTCCGCGAAGGTTGGACATGGCTCCCACCTGGTTTACTGGGTCGTTGCGTACGTTCATCTGACCTGGGTTTCCGGCACGGTCTGGGTTCGAGCGATTATCGCTGCTGCGAGTAAGAGCCTTGTCGGTATAAGCACCACAGCCACCCTCGGCGTAGGGCTGGTACACGTTGTACTGCGCGGGGCCCATAGAAAGAGTGTCGTTGCGCGACGTCTGCTCGTCACGCATAGTCGTACGGGCCGTCTTAAGGAACTCTGGGCGCCCCTCTGCGCCGGTGATTGCGCCACCCTGGCCCTGAGCACGGTTCTGGGCCGGATCACGGCGCCACGCCTTGGTCTCCTTGGCCTGGTGGGTAACCTCACCGAGCCCACCAGCGCCTCCATTCTTGACGAAATAGGCGGCGGGACCATTGCGGCCCTCGAGCGTCGTGAGGCGCTCCTCGTTGACGTTGTTGGGCAGCACACGGAAGTACTGGTGGAAACCACCGGCCGCATCCACATTGGGGCCGACGCCCAGACCTGGACCGATACGGCGGCGCTCAATTGGCTGTAGGTTATTCATCTTATTCGTCACATACTGGCGATTGCTCAGATCGTAAATGGGCTGACCGAAAGGAAAGCGGTTCGCATCTGGAGCCATGTCCTGGAGGCTCGGGACCGCCTCTTTTGGCTGGAGACGCCAGTCACCGATGCGGCGGCCCAGGTTAGGGGTCATGACGCGAAGGTCAAAAGCATCTTTGGCGTGATCACGGGCATTCGCCGCCAGATCGATATCACGACGGGTAATTGGTCTAGTGGTTGGCAGTGGTTTGCGCTCGGCTGACTCTTCTGAGCCATCCGAGAGGCGCTTACCGGCAAACACAAGACCCACAACGGCTGCGAGGGCCAGAGGGTCCATCTATTAGTATTTACATAGGAATTATTTTACTTTTTGGCAACGTTGTAACGCTGAACGAAGCGGGTATTCTGCTCATCAGCATAGGTGCTGATAGGGTCCCATGGCATCGTGCGCAGTGGGAGGTTCACGTAGGTGTTGGGGAAGTCATAGGACTGCTCGGTCCAGTTTTTCTTCCACGCGGTGGTGGTCTGCTCGCGCAGGTACGAGCTGGTGTCGGCAAGGTCCTCAAGCACAACCGTCGCCGGGCCCATGTGGACGTTGGGCTGGAGAATAACAGGGGCCGCGTCAAGACGTGGCATTCTTAATTTTAGTTGCGAAAAAAAGCTTAGCGTCCATTTCCTGCGCGCATCTGAACACGCTCTGGGAAGTGGAACTGGAAGTTGTCTGGGTCACATGCCCGTCCGCCCTGGTCCTTACACATGGGGGCAAACTGCTTGCCGTAGGCGGCGGTTGCGAACGCGTTCTGGTCGTTTGGAATGGTTGTGGATGCCGTGGTGTAAAAGTTGCGCTCGGCATCCCGGACGCGCTCGAATGGGTGGATGGTGCTCCACGCCGCCTGGACTTCACCGCGGACGCTTGGGTACCACGCCGCCCCTGGCCGGTCTGGATTCTCCGTGTAGTCGCTCAAAAGCACGTTCGCCATGGGATTATCGAGTGTAGGCATGGTGACGTCATCACGCAAAAGGCTCGAGGCCCGATCGTCTGCGTAAGCGGGGCGAAGGTGGCCATCCATAATAAGGTTAGAAGTCCACATATAATAAAGAACGCCAAGAGCCAGAGCACCAAGGGCAAACACACGCGGGTCGCGGTTAATCAGGTACACGACGATGGTGGCGTAAAGGATAAAGCGGGTCGTTGCTGCGACGCGCTGCTTGGCCGACTGACGCGCCGTTGGCCAAAAGTTCATGAGTTCACTCGTCTTGAAAATATCTCTCACGTCCATTCTGATGTTTACTTAGAAATCTTTTTGGTCACCTTGCGTTTCGGCTTTGGTGACTGACGAGGAACCGGGCGGCCGCCAGCTCCGCCAAGCATCGCCGCGAAAGGGTTGGCACCTCCACCGCCTCCGCTGAGCATCTGAGAAAGCATATTGTTCATACCCGCCATAAGCGACGCCTCGTCAATCTGGCCGTTCGGAGCCTTTTTCATATTCTTGGCGCAATTTTCAGCGGCCGATTCAATCATACTCAGAGTCTCAGGTGGGAACATATTGATGGTCGTACCAAGCATGTACAGCGTCTGATAGTACTGCCAGATGGCCGCCTTGGTGTTCTCAGTACAGTCCTCGGTCGTCCAGACCTTGTGGAGGTTCAGGGGAGAGACCACCTGGTTCTCGGCGCAGAAGAAAGCTGGATCCTTGGCCATCATCTGGGATACCCACGGTGTGACGTCCTTCATAAACTGGTCAAAGGTGGCGCGATTCATTGGAGCGGCCTGGACCTCCTTGATCTTTGGCTCATCGGGGAAGGTCTGCGCGAGTTCACCGATAAACTGACCCATCATCTCGTTAAACGCGGCGAGGGTGGTCATTTACATTTAAAATAGAACCTTTTCCTTAAGTTAAAAAGGTTCCTTCATAATCGGCTCGTGGGACCCCTGCCCCTGGCTGATGATAAAGTAAACCAAAAGACCGACCAGGAAAGCATTCTTGAAGTAATCAGAGTTTTTAAGCTTTCCCTCATTATTCATTTTGGCCTTGACAAACACGTAGGCCATAACCGCGGCTGCGGCGATGACGGCTGCGCTGAAGGGCTCTCTGAAGTAGTGCTCCATAGTCTAGTAATTTCCAAGATGTTATTTAGCTCGATTCCTCACGCGCCGAGCTTCTGAATCTTTGTCGGGGCGTCGTCGAACAGAGTCTGCTCTGGGAGGGCCGGAGTCCCCGCGCCCCCGGGAGTCGTCCCTGGGACCTCTGGAGGTGTGAGGCCATTGGTGGTGGTGACCATATTATCCACGCCTCCTGGAGTCTTGCCAAGCTCCATCCCAGACCCGCCGTTCCCTGCTGTTCCCGCCACGTCATTCGACGTGGGCATGGCGTCCAGCTCGTCCCCTTCTCCAATCTCAGGGACCTCGTCATCCTGCTCAGGGTCGTCCTCATCGTGATTCATATCGAGATCCCCTCCAGACTCGGGGAGGGGCAGGTACGTATTGAGAATCTCGGCCGTGGGCACGAGGTCCTCAATGACGAGGCAGATGTGCCGATGGAACCGTTTACTGAGGTCCTCGTTGCGCTCAGACTCGGAGTGATCTTCTACGATGATATAGGGGCTCTCGTAGAGATCCTTGGCACAAGCCTCGTAGCACCGCTGAACAAAGACGTCGTTCGCAGGGAGCTTGATGCTTATCTTCTTGGACTTTTTGTCGGTCCGGATGGCGCTCAGAATCTTGACGTGGATCACAAAGACGGCCGCCAGGAGGTTGGGGAACAGGGGCTGGTTCTTGACGATGGCCTCTGTATTTTTAAGTGAAATTGAAGAGTTCCAGGTCTTGACGCCCCGGAGGAGCTCCTGGAAGACACGGGGGGTGTTCTTGCCCTGGGACTCTTTCTTGGCCTCGAGCCATATTTCCCAGAATGCCTCAATCATCACGGGAATCATGGCGTCACAAAGTTTCTTGGTAAATCGGCGCTCGGACTCGTTTAGGATGTCCATTCTTAATAAGTGCGAAGGACTTATTTGCGAACACCAGCCGCACTTACCCTTTTTTAGTAACACGCAGTTTCTGAGCCGTCTTTTGGAGGTTTACGAGGCTCGGCAGAAACACATTTGGTTCTGAAATTTCAGCATCCACCTCATCGTCTAGTTTCGTTTGTCTCCACGTCACCTTGAGGTCAAGGGGTCCCACGAGTTCCACCCTGTACCCTAACCTGCTCAACTGTCTGGTCATGTAAAGGACGGTAGCGGCCAAGTCATATCGTGGATAGCCCACTAGAAACGTTGGGACGGTCACTATCGCCTCCTTCTTTCCGAGTTCAACGGAGTGTTTAATTTTCCTTGAAAATTGCTCAAGCAAAGCCTTGTAGTATTCCTTTTTCGCAGAGGCCCTTTTCTTTTCAGCCGCCACTATGTCTTTGGCGGATGGGACTGGGGCCCTTTCCATCTAATATTTACATTCTAGAAGATGGGGACGGTCCTGGCGCGGGAGCCGAGGCGCCGCTGGCCAGTTCACGGGGCGTTCCAATGAGGCCACCCTCCGTTCCCTTGTTCGCCTTGAGTGCATCTCTGAGCTGCTGGTCAAGGTTAGCCTCAATCATCTCGTAAGGCTGGTACTTGTCTGGAACGTAGGCTGGATTATCACTGTCGCCCGTCGTGGCCGTCTCTGACTGGCTGATGATAGTAACCGCACCCGTCGGAGTCACACGCGCCTTGACATCGTACTGGGTACCGAAGTAGTTTTCAGTATTGAAAAACATAAACCGGGCATCGTAGTTGTTGTCACC